AAATAAGATAGATAATGAAACGAATTAACAAAGACAAACTCAATGCTCTAATGATGGAGCAGTTGAAACAGAAGTATCCTAACATGCCAGAGGCATACATACCAAAGACTGATTGGACAGATAACTCAGCCAATGCCTTGACAAAATGTGTCATTGCATGGATACAGTTCATGGGCGGTCAAGCTGAGCGAATAAGCTCACAAGGTCAGTACAGGGAAGGAGCAAAGATACCTGTTGGCTCTGGCATCATGGCACACACAAAACAGTTACCGGGCAAATGGACACCCGGACAGTCAACCAAAGGAACTGCAGATATTTCTGCCACGATCAGAGGGCGGTCAGTTAAGATTGAGATTAAGTATGGTAAGGATAGACAGTCAGATGTTCAAAAGGAATATCAAGCCTCCATTGAAAGGGCAGGAGGTGTGTATATTATTGTGAGAACATTTGATGATTTTGTAGTGTGGTATGAACAATTTACATTAGGGATATGACAGCAAAAGAGAAAGCAGAACAGTTAGTAAATAAATACTTAATGAATACACCCGTAGGATTTCATATTGATGATGCTAAAGAATGTGCGTTGATTTTAGTTTCTGAAATGAAAAAACAATGCTGGGATTATAGAGATATTGATATACAATTGTCATATGATTATTGGGTACAAGTTGAACAAGAAATACAAGGATTATGAGAATCAAACTAAAAATGCCAAAGTTTAAAGTAAAATTGAAACATCTTAGGAAGAAATATAAACACCCTGTTAAGGGGATTAATAATGAAATTGATTAAATTATGACATTAGACTCACATGAAATTAGATTAGGTAACTCATATAAAATTGAGTTAGGTGATGGAACTTATAAGATAGGACTCATTAACTTAGAGGATATTGAGAGCTTATTAGATGATGAGCTTGATGACTTCTATCAAGCAATGGAGATAAGTAAAGAGTGGCTGATTAAGTTAGGGTTTAAATACAATGAGTTTGAGGATATGTACCAAAATAATGGCTATGATGTGGATATAGAGGATGGTGTGTACTGTCACTTTTATTTTTGTGAATATGGTGATTGGTATAAAGATATTGATTACGTTCACCAACTTGAAAATCTTTACTTCGCACTGACTGGAGAGGAGCTAACATATAACTGTTAATAACTTTTATTTTGTACTTATGCAATCTTTTATTAACTTTGATGCAATAAATAAAAACAGTATGGAAAAAGAAATCAAAACAGCTACTGAGAAAATCAAGGAGCTGAATGAGTTGAGTAACACACTCACTCTACACCAAAAACTACACCGGGCAAAGTTAGCCATTGGTAAGGTTACTAAGAACGCTATGAGTCATCACTCAAAGTATGCTGACCTTAATGCTATCCTTAGCACTGTTGAGCCTGTGCTATTAGAGAATGGCTTGCTACTTATCCAACCTATTCAAGGTAACAGTGTGTGTACTCAGATAGTAGATGTTGACTCAGGAGCTATGCTTGAGTCATGTATGGACTTACCTCAAGGTATCACACCACAACAAATGGGGTCTGCCATAACCTACTATCGTAGGTACACCCTTCAAAGTGCTCTCTCATTGCAGGCAGTGGATGATGATGGTCAACAGGCATCTAAGGAGCAACCAACTGAGACTAAAAAAGAATCATTATCAGATGCACGTTTCAAGGCTGCTCTTGAGTCAATCAGTAAAGGTGAGTTCACAACTGATCAGTTGAAAGCTAAGTTCTATTTAACCAAAGAACAGGAGGCACAACTATGAAATGGCGCCCATCACAATTAGGTAAGCTCATGACTAACTCCAGGAGTAAGTCTGAGCTATTGTCTGAGACTGCTAAGTCAGAGATACGTAAGATAGCAAAACAGGATTTCTTTGGATATAGCTCAGACATTAAGACTAAGCCAATGATCAAAGGAACTGATTGGGAGCAGGATGGTATTGACTTACTCAATGATGTTCGTTTCACTAAAAAGTACAGTAAGAACACAATCAGAGTAACTAATGAGCTAATGTCAGGGTGTTGTGATATATTACTTGATGAGGTGATCATTGACATCAAGAGTTCCTGGTCCTTAGAAACCTTCCCGGCAACACCATCGGAAGGTGAGAACTCAGACTATGAGTGGCAAGGTAGAGCATACATGTGGCTCTATGATAGGCCATCATTTGAATTAGTGTACACCATGTATGATACAGATGATACTCTACTCAATGATTGGGATAATAGGTCAATACATAAGGTCAAACACATACCTGCACACCATAGGGTGACTGTGTTAAGATATGAGAGAGATACAGCCATTGAAGAACAGATAAAAGAGAGATTAATAGCATGCTCTGAATATTATGCTCAATATGTAAATGAATTAAATAATAAATAATGAAAGTATCTAAAGATATCTATAAAAAAGATGAGATGACTTGGCAAATATTTAGAGATTTTTTGCTTGATGTTACAGATAGTAATGGTGTTGTAGATAATCCAATTTCAATAACAGCTAAAAAACATAAATTATATAGATGGGCAAATGTTAGTCTTATTATAAAAAAAGGAGATAAGATATTCAATGGTCAATCAAATGTTCATATAAACATAGTATCTAAAAATTACTTTGACAAATACATAAATTTTGAATATCCATCTCATAAAGCATATAAAGATATTGGTCAACCATATTACATTAAGGATACTAAGGAGGGAACAGTTACTGTTGTTCCTCAAGGCAAAGAAAAGGAGTTTATTGAAAGCACTAAGGTTGCACAACCCCAGCAACGTAGACAATTTATACTAATTATATTATGGGGCTTATTAACAATTAAATTTTAACAAATGGAAACAAGAACACAAATAGTCACTCAGTTAGTGGCTGCATTCCTTACAAATCCTGTAAGAATGGAACAAATTAGAAACGGTATGGACATTGAGCATCAAATATACAGCTCAGACCATGAGATTGCAGTTGCTTATGCTAACATAGTAGCCGATGAAATTATTAACCAAACTACTCCAGAGATAGCGTTCCCTGAGAGAGTAATATAATACAATAACAATGTCAGATTCAACAATCAAAGGAGCTATCAAGCTCATTAACCCAATCAAAGTGATCAGTGATAAATTCTCAGTAAGAGAGTTTGTGGTAACAACCCCAGATGCCAAGTATCCACAGGATATACTGTTCCAAACAATCAATGATAAGATGGATGTCTTAGAGTCATTGGGTGTAGGTCAGCAAGTGGAAGTGTCATACAATGTTAGAGGCAGGGAGTTCAATGGGAGGTATTACAATACTCTTGATGCATGGAAAATTGAGGTAACAGGATCTAAGCCATCACAGCCAAGTACACAACCAATAGAATTAGATGATGACCTCCCGTTCTAAGACAGTCTACATCAAAGATGGTGAGACGCTCACTGACTCAATTAGAGCAGAGTTGTTTGATAAGCTATCCAGGAGATATAAAGTTGTTCACCTTGCAGAGGATGTTGGAGTGGATAAGTTTCAAATGTATCGCTTCATGCATGGCAATGAGGTAACAGGTAAGTTTTATGATAAGGTGTTTAAATACTTGATGAAATGAATACAAAACAAACAGAAACAGAGGCTAAAATAGTTGAATATTTTAAAAAGCATATTGAAGAAAGCATAAAAATAGAGAAAGATCACTATGTAGATTTTATCAAAATTCCTTTCACTTATGTTGATTTTAATGCTCCTATATCATTTGCACCTGACCCTATTGATTTTGCAATATACAGCATCAAAGAGAAAAAATACACAGCTATTGAATATCCTTGGAGATTAGATAACGGAGATTTAGTTTATAATAGAATAGAATTACTATGAACTACTTAGTAAGAATAATGATCTACATTGAAGGGCAGTACCACACCCCTCAATCAATACTTGATAAGATTAACAAGTAAGGCTCTGGTAAGCCAACCCCCTGTCACTTAGATCGGCACTATGTCACGGGGGGTTTATATGGTCAGGATGCGAAGTAGGGTAACGCAGCCATTATCAGGTGCTCCACTGTAAAGATATGAACAGGGCGCTGGGGGTTCGAGTCCTCCCCTGACCACTAACGTTTTGCAACTATACGCAGATGGCATAAGCAGAATGTACGTGTTGCCATTTGAGTATAATTGCTGTTAGTAGAAGTGGTTTTTATAAATAAACAGGGATGCTGAAAACTGAATAGAGTAGGCAAAAAAATAAACAATTAAAAAATGGAAAATTCGTTTTATGACAGACTTCTAATTGAAGCAAGAGAATTAGCAACAAAAACAAATGCATTAAATGATTTTATGCGTACACAAGGATTTGCTGATTTAGACAGACAAAATAAAGATTTACTTTATAAACAATCAAGATTGATGAATGAGTATTTACAAATTTTAGGTCAAAGATTGGAGATTTTAGGTAATAAGTTTTCTTTTAAAGACTAAGGCTCAGCAAAGCCATCTCCCTATCAATCGCACCTGAGAGCGTTGTCACAGGGTCATATAAGGGGAGTATAACAGCTCCCCTTTGTCATGTTAATAACTTTTATTATCTTAGCACCATGATAGGATATTTGACTCCATTAGTAATCTCCTGGTGGTTCACTCACTTTGAACCATTACAGAACTACATAGATAACAAGCTCAACCTCCCAGATTGGCTACATACTTCACTTGGCTGCTGGAAGTGTCTCAGCTTCTGGGGGACTTGGGCCTACTCACAATCATTCACTGTGGCTTGTGCCACATCACTCACAG